ACTCATCATTTGTTCCAAAACTCCACCAGAGTTTACACTTTGAGCAAATGAAATGCCAAAGTATTTCTCTGAATGGAGGTTTTGCTTCTGATTCCATTAGGCAGCGTTGAGTGTTGCTTCACCGATCTGGCGACCACACTGGCAAAGTTCACCAGTCTGAAGTGCGTCAAGAACGCGGAGTGTCTCATCAGCATTGCGACCAACAGCAAGACTATTCACAGTCACATGCTGAATAACATTCTTTGGATCAACAATAAACGTTGCGCGGAGGGCAGCACCAGCAGGTTGGAAGAAAACGCCGAGTTGATTTACAAGGCTCTTGTTCTCATCATCATAGACGTTAGTATCGCGTTGCGTATCCGCAAAGAACCATGAAGTTGTTTTCTTCAAATCTTCATGAGCGTTCTTCCAAGCCAACTTACAGAACTCGTTGTCTGTTGAGCCAATTAAGAGAACAGCATCACGATCGGCGAAGTCCTTGTTCAACTTATCATAAGCAACGATTTCTGTTGGGCAAACAAAAGTGAAATCTTTTGGATAGAATACAATGACCTTCCACTTACCAGCGAAAGAAAGATCATCAAGATTCTCGAAAGCATCATCTGGCGTCAATGCTCCTGGCTTTACACCAGTGACAACAAATTGTTCTAACTTATCACCGACTGTCTTCATTTTCTAACTCCTGTATAACCAAAACCTATACGAAACCTATACACAACGTATATATGAAAAAAACTGTTCTTTTATCGGCTTTCGACGATAATTTAATCTTATGGAAACGATTGATTGAAACTATTACGCGACGATATCGTACTGTTGTTCGGCAATTACGGTAAACCTCTCATTTTCAGTAGAATTACTAGCAATCTGGAGAGCGATTACAACATCACGAAGTTCATTAGTATCAATAGGGAGATCCATCACAACACCTCATTATAACGACGACATACTATTGTACCCTGTTTAGTCAAACAGGTCAAGTATTTTTACATAACTTCTACGACAAGAACATCTAAACCTTTCATCCAGTGATTATATAGAAACTGGGTTTTCTGTTTGCCGCGCATATCATACTTGAAACGTTTGCTATGTGGTGCGAAATTTTGTAATGTCAGATCTGCAAGTTGACAGAGAATTGGAGTCCAACTCAAGTCAATTATATCCTCTAGCACGAATATGCCACCTTTCTTTACAAGAGGTAGATAATTCATAACATAAAAAATCATTGAATCTAATGTATGCGGACCATCATCGATCACGATATCAAATCCAGAAGGTTCCATTTGCTTCAACGTTTCAATAGTTTGTGGACTGTATGCATCTACTTGATCCATCAATACAAGACGTTCGCTTGGATTGTGAAACTCAATTCTATTTGGTCTTGGCTCAATGTCTAATCCGTACACCTTTGCATTTGGAAAGTAATCGTGCCAAAGTAGAATTGAATCGCCGCCATAAATCCCAACTTCAAGAACAGTTTGTGTCGTTGTTTGTCTGCTCTCGAAATGATTTTGATAAAATGTGTCAACATAACCCAAATTAAATTTATCTGTTGGATGTTTTGATTGTAAATCGTTCAATAAGTTACTCATCAGATCACCATATGCTTTTGATAGTAATTATCGATATACATTTGAAGTTTATTGCGCGCTGCAACAAAATCTTCACCTTCGACGGTCATGGTCTGACAGAAGTTAGCAGTATCCACGCCGATAATAATTACAATTCGATTTACAGGGATCCCTGTAAGTTCAGTGAACATTGTTCCATATGCAGCACCCTGCATAAAATAGTTCTCAATGTTCTCTTTCTTCTTAAGACGAACAGAAGTCTTAAAGTCGATTACAGAAAGTGTACCGTTATGTTCAGCGATACAGTCAACCTGTCCTGCAAGTTTAAGTTCATGCGAAAACAGTTTAGTCTCGAGGCAGTGAATGTTATTGATCTTTGCTAGTTCGGTTTTCATCTTTACAAAGAGATTACGAACGTTGGGCATCATGCTCTCTCGCATTACATCTATTTCTTCATTTAGAAGATGACGCTCAATTGCTTTGTGAACGCCAGTGCCACGAGTGGTAGCCTTCCGCGAGATCTCGTTGGCTTTCTCTTCACCAACCTTTGCGCGCCACTCCATGAGTTCTTTCTTTCCATATTCAGAAAGAACACTTGTAACTGATGGATACTTGTCACCAGTTGGCGTTAGGTACAAACGTTTTCCCGAACTGTTGTCAACAGAAATTTTCGGAAAGTCGTGTTGAATGTGATTAAACATAATAAAAGATCTCACTTATATGAACATAATCTATAATACACTAAAGGTAGAAACAAGTCAAGTGCTTGACTGTTTCAACATCCAGTCAGCCGTAGTATGTTCTGCTCGCTCATATCTCTCAACAGCAATTAAGAAGTCCTTGACAAGACTACTGCGAACGATATCGTCCGTCGTAAACTCGATGTTGGTGAACGATGGCATCATCTTGGCAATCTCGTGAAACTTCTTCATACCAGACTTGTCTTTGTTATTGCGATACAAATCTGTTTGCTTATAGTCGCCACAGAAGATAATCTTGGAACGATAGCCAACGCGAGTCATGATCGTTGACAATTCTTCAAATGTCATATTCTGACATTCATCGACGATAATGATCGCGTCATCGAAACTCATACCGCGAATGAAACTTGTTGAGATGAATTCAATACGACCGCATTCCTTCAGAGCCTCGTATGAATCACGACGACCAAACAGCGTATGGAAAATTTGCATATATGGTTGTTCATATAAACTCATCTTTTCTTCAACGGAACCTGGAGTGAATCCAAGATCACGAGACTGCACGGCTGAGCGTACAATGACAACTCGATGAAACGAAGATGTCTTATCAAGCACTTCTTGGATGGCTTGATAGCAAGCAATGAACGACTTACCAGTTCCTGCTGAACCACAAAGCATGGTGAAGTAATCGCCACGTTTGTATGCTTCAAAGAACTTTGCTTGGTTCTCTGTTAGCGGCTCAAATATCTTTAGTTCTGTTGCTTTAATACGTTGGGGTTTCTTTTCGGCTTGTGGGTCCGAAAACTCTATGATTGTGTTTGAGTTTTTTTTCTTAGACAAAATTCCTCACTTCCTTCTATGAAGGTCTGCAACTTTTTTCTGATGCTTCTTAATAATCTCTTTCGTCTTAATGTCCTTCGTACTCTTACGAAGATATTTATCTGCCAATGGGCTCGCAGGATGCTTTTCTGCAACTTTAGCCATAACTTCTTTCCAAGTATTGTCGGTCTTGATACCATCACTTGATGTGGTGTGATGCATAAGCATTGGCGGTGTGTTATGATAACGCTCGAGATGAGGATTATCTTTTACGAAATCGTCATAAGCACTCATTGACATTACGTGCTCTTCGATCTTATTTGTTTTTTTATTCAAGAATTCATAAGTTGGCATAAATTATCCAGTGTATCGTTTAAACTTCCCGTCAGGTTTCACGTGATGAGCATTAAATTGTATGTGCGGAAATTCACTTTTCAATTTCAAAAAGTGATGCAAGTTATGCTCACTGTCATCATACAACGACACATGCGTGTAGTTGCCTTTCTTAATCTGGTCGCGGATGATTGACGCTTTTCTTTCAGCAACAGTACCGCCCGTCTTTAAATTACCAGCGCGATGAACATGAATGTTGTCAATGTCGACGCCATGATGGCGAAACTTCCCAAGAAACTTATCTTTGTCATCGAAGTCTGCGCGAGCAGTGTTGATGATTACCTTACCGCCAGCATTCTTAACTATCGAATGCAATCGCTTCATCTTATTTAGAACACGAGCATTAGGTTTCGATTCTTTCGCGAACTTTTCGGAAGAACGGAATTCCGTATAGTCGTAATGATGACCTGGTGGGAGCGTGTGAGTATTGTACTCTGAATTGGATAAAGAAGCGACGTGCTTTTTACCTTTCATAACGCGAATCTTGGCGGTAGTATGAAAGAGTGTATCGTCAACATCGAAGACATGAAGTCCTCGATGTTTAGCAGTTTCTTCTTTTATAAAGTCAAGGAAGTATTTCATCCTTTTATTTATACCAAGGAGGAGCCTCACGATTCTTCCAAGTAGCAAATCGCTTCTTGTACACACGATAATAATTATGGTATGCAGTAAGCGAGTCCCCTGGAACCTTGACGTCCTCGGGCATGGCTTGCGGCGGCTCTGAGAACACCCCAGTTCGAGAAATGTTATCGGGGGCAAAACTCAGTTTCTGAATCACCAGCGAAGACTTGTGCTGCTTATCGTTCGTACCACCGTACCGATGGCGATATTCCTGGCATAGTTCAGAAGCCATGTTCCACAACCACTGATAGTGATGAAACGAATCACGAACCCAAACGGCAGAGGGATGATTGTAACTCACCGCATGATACAATTTGTCTTCGCGGTACACGTCCAACTTCCATCGAGCAATCTTGCGACCATTCTTGCTCTTGGCGAAGTAATGATTGCCATCGAGAATACGATGTGCTGTCGACATCAATTGCGCATACTCAACAATCATCTTTACGACGTGCTTGTCGCAATGCTGTTGAGCGCAGATTTTAGGATCTTTGTCTAGGAAGAAGATGTTCATGTACCACCTCTAGCGTTCGGTCTTTCTCATCCCAATATTCTTCAATTGCACGTTTAGCATACTCAAGTTCAATAAACTGACCAAGAATTAATTCTTCAGTCGCATTGACTGGAATCTTCGCACCCCAAACAATAGTGTGTGCGAGATTGTATGCCTGTCCAACAATCAATCCGTTATGGAGTTGGAAATAATAATGACAATTCTTTTCAACACATCGCCATTCACGTTGCATCAATTTAATCTCCCACCGTTTGTGTATTCTGTTAGCGATTTAATCGCATGACGATTGTTCGAAATAGTATCAATCATAAGATTGTAATCCTCCTCGCTCAGAGAAGTTTTGTAAATCATCATTGAAAGTTTAGCCATCACCGCTGCGCAAGCATAGGGTGATACCTTATCTTCCATAAAGCGACGAGTGAGTTCAAGATAACTCATTTCAAGCGCCATCATCTCATCGTCGTTAGTTTTTATCGTATCCATATTACACCTGTAAAGAAAAAGGGGGACCGAAGTCCCCCTTCAGGTTTAACCGATACCCAAACTTGCCTTCAAGTCATTAAGTTCGGCATCATCAATCTCCGAGATTTCTAGATCCGAATCCAGAATCGGAGTGACCTCGCTGGCGGAAGCAGCGACAGTCTTCTTCGTCTTCGGCGCAGAAACCTTAACCGTCTTGGTCGACACCGACTTCATCGGCTTCGACTTTACGACCTTTGCGGTCTTGGTTCCACGACGACCATTCTCGCTCACGTTACACTCATCAGCGTTCAACAGCCTGTAAGCGATAACCTTACGACCCTGCTTCTCAACCTCGATCTCCGCGCCATAGAGAGTGCGCAGACCGTAGAAGTAAACAGGAACCGAGGACTCACGAACGCCGAGAGCCTTCGCAGCCTCACTGCGACTGATGCCCTTTGCGCCAGCAGCCTTCAGCAACGAGAACAACATATAACCTTGATGAACATTACCATTTGACATAATTAATTACCTCACAAAAAAACATAATATAAGAAACAACGATACAAGTATAAACCATTACACCTTACAAGTCAACCGCGAATTAAAAATTCACACAGTCTTGTTGAGCCTGTTCACGAACAAGCCACTCTCGCAAACGAGTCCATCGTGCTTTCTTACTATCAGTCAGCACCTTGCGAGCCAGCACTCCGTCAACACGAGCGATCGCATCAACATGAGTAACCATTCCAGTTGAAACAAGAGCCTTAATGTCGCTGACGCTTGCCAGCAAAAGAGGATTCGCATTACTCATTATTCAATCTCCCAGAAAGAGCAAACCAAACTTCATCACGAACCGCAGTATCGGAGGCTTCTTCAAATCCCTTCCGACGACTGAGACTATTCAACATTTGCATTACTACCG